CTGGTGCGGCGGGCGCACAGGGTCGTCGCGGTGAGACGGATGTTGAAGCTATAACGCGGATTCTGCAGGCCGGCTTCGGCGGCTACGATCAGAGTCGCCGAGGCTTTGAAGAGGGTACCGAAAACATCGCTGAGGCGCGCGATCAGGCGATGATTGATCGTTATAATATGCAGGAGAAGGCGCGCGAGGCTGCCCGTCAGCGCGCGCTTGAAATTATGGGCATCGGTGAGAAGGCTGAAGACCGGGCGGTCAGGGATGTGCGGTTGCCGACGCAGCTTGCGACCGAGAAGGCTCAGGCGGATCTGGCTAAGTTTAAGGCGAAAGTGGCGCCTGAGGAGTTCGCGACGGAGCAAGACGTCAGGCGCGCTCAGGCGGCGAATTATCGTGAAATTTCTGGCGGCGGTCGTGGCGGGGTCGACGTCGAAGGTCGCGCCGACCGCGCTGAAGCAGGCAAGGCTGCTGCCCGGTATCGCGGTTATGCGGCAAGGTATGAGGCTTTGCGCGCGGCCAATCCGGGCGCGACAATGCAAGCTCTCAGGGAGGCTGACCCAAAAACCGTTGATGATTATCTGGCGGCTAAGGCTGAACTTGAAGGGTATTCATCTGAGCTAGAGCGGACTCAGGGTTTTACCCCGTACATTGGCGGGCGCAATCCCTCGGTTGGCGCGCTTACCGGCGGAAGGAAGCCTCCTGTTGCCGGGGCAAAGCTCGCTCCTGATGGGAAATACTACGTGCCAGATCCGAAGCGACCGGGTAAGTATTTGCAGGTCGGTTAACAAGGGCTGAGAGATGGTTCGTTACAAGCCGGTCGATTACGATCCATTCGCGCCTGCTTCGAGCAAAGTCTCACTGAAGCCGGTCGATTACGATCCGTTTGCGCCGAAGAAGAAGCCCACCGACTTCATCGACGACATGCAGCGTGGCGCGGGTCAGGCTATCGCCGCCGTGGGCAGTGCCCTGCGCGACGTGCCGATTAAAGATATTTCCATCCTTGGCCAAAAGGCTGAGGAGTATGGCAACAAGGTTGTGCAGGCGAACCCTGCCGACATGCCGTCGGTTCAGGAAATAAAATCGGTTGGCGATGCACTGAACTTTGCCAGCGAGCGGGTCGCCGAGATTATCCCGCAGGCCGTGGCACCACTGGCCGCCGCTGGCGTTGCTACGCTGGCCGGAGCAGCTGCTCCCGTCGTTGGCGCTGCCAGCCTTGGCGCGGGCGCGCTGAGTTCGTTTGGGCAGTCATACGGCGGAATCCGCGAGCAACAGCGGGAACAGGGCATCGAGGACAAGGCGCGGGCCGCTGCGTTCGCCGCACCGTCTGCCGCTCTGGATATCCTTGGCGTTGGCCGTTTCGTTCCCGGCGCAGGCCGTGTCCTTGGCGATATCGTTGAGACTGGCCTGAAGGGTGTCGCCAAGACCGGCGCACGCGTCGGTGCGGAAGAAGGCGTAACGGAAGTCGCGCAGACTGCACTGGAGCGGGGCGGCGCGCTTAAGCCTCTGACCGATGAAGAGGCACAGGCTGAGTATCTGAACGCTCTAGCTGCTGGCGCGGTTGGTGGTGGCACGATTGGCGCCGGTGGTGCTGCCGTTCGCACTGTCACTGGCCAGCCGACACCGGAAGCTGAGCCGGGAACAGAGCCGCCTCCGCCGCCGCCGGCTGTGGAGCCTGAGCCCGTCGTCCCGGCCACGTCTTTCGGCGTTCCTCCTGAGGCAGCGCCTATCCCTGTCAGCGCGGCGCCTGAAGAGAACGTCATCATTGAAGACGATCAGGTAATCATTGAAAGCCCGGATGGCAGCCTTCGGACGGTGCCTCGCGCGGAGTATGATGAAGCGCAGCGGGCCGCTGCTGCGCCGCCGGTTGCTGAGCCGGTTGCTGGGCCGGTTCCGGAGCCTTTCGCTGAGCCTGTCGCGGAGTCTGTGGCTGAGCCTGTGGCTGAGCGCGCAAAACCCGTCATTAATGAATATACCATTGATGACGCCATAGACTCTGATGGCCCTGAGCAGGTTAGAATTGTGCGTCGCCCTGACGGTGCGTATATCATGCGAGGGGAGCAACTCATTGACGTTAGCGGCCAAGTTGAGGCCGGCATGTCGGATGAGCAAATTATTGCGAGCAGGATTGGAGAAGACACTACCGGAGTGAATGTGCGCCCGGTTGGCGCCGCGCCCGCGCCTACTCCCGTGCCTACGCTGAGTGCTGAAATCTCTCGCGGCAATGAAGTGCGTTTCACAAATCCGCAAGGCAACGATCTACAAGGAACGGTGGTTCGCTCGCGATTTAATCCCGACCTTGGACGAACCGTTCTTGACATTGATGTCCCCGGCGCCGGCTTGCAGAATGCTTTTGCAGATGAGGCGACCGTAGTTGAGGCGGCAGCTACATCCGCCCCGATTACTCCTGCACCCACTCCTGCGCCCGCCGCGCCAGCCGTTGCGCCCGCGCCTTCCCCCGCTAAACCGCCCCGCGCTCGGAAGCTGCCGGCCCCTCCTAAGGCCGCGAACACGATGCAGGCGTATATCGCCCAGATCGCGAAGACCTTTAAGAAGGGCCAAGATCGCTACAGCTTTGAAAGCGCGGTTGATGCCGGCGTCGATCCCGATTGGTTGAATAGCCGCGCCGATCTCCGCCGCATGTTCGGCAAGGAGAAGCTAACGCGCGGTCGCGATGGCAAGGTGATTCAGAATCAACGCCAGATCAACGAGAACCTGAAAAGCTTTTCTGACCTTGCGATGGGGTTCCAGCCTAAGGACTGGGGCCTTTATGGCGAGTCCCTTGACGAGAACGGCTATGTTCTCCCTGCGGCGCTTGCTGATCTGATCAACAACGATGCGCCAAGGTACGATCCGACCACCGGACGTCCTTATGAGCAGGAGGCTCAGGAGGAAGACTACGGCTTTGAGGCGACGGTACAGGCCGTGTCCAGAGAGGCCAGCGACCTTGGCGTTGATCTGACTGACGCCGACATGCGCGCCATCGCTGAGAAGATTGGCGCTGACGGCGACCCGCTTCAGGGCATCGTTGATTACGTGAATGAGCAGTTTGAAGAAGTCATGGCCGAGGCGCGCGACTACTCGGAATATGACGCTGGACAAGAGGAATTCCCTGATGGCCCTGTCACCAATATCGAAGATAGCACTGCTGAACCGGGCGTCAGTGGACAAGCGGCTGCACCCGGAGACGCGGGCCAAGGCCAAGCGGACCGCGAACAACCTGCGGGCGCTGCTCCGCAAGTCGAAGAAGGCTCGCTCGGATTAAGCGCCGAACAGGCCGCGCCACAGGGAGGCATGACTGAACGCCAGCGTGCCGAAATGCAGGCGCGCTTGCAGCAGTCGCAGATGCGGCGCGGCAATCAGGAAGCCCTCGATCAGCAGGAAGGCGGCATGTTTGACGCCAGCCGCGATCAAGATGGGCTGTTTAAGTCTGTAGAGGCCGCCCTGCCGGCTGCGCAGGCGGAGGCGCTTGAGGAAGCCCGCAAGGTCCCCTCCCTGTCTCGCGGTGTTCGCAAGCTGCTGAAGCAGTGGGGGGCTGGTCGCATCGATGATGGCATGCTTGCCTCAAACATCGCGGATCTCGCCGAATACATCGACTACATGAAGGACGGTCGTAACTACCGCCTTGCTCAGAAGGGTAGGGCGCGTGGTGCAGACCGCATCATGGAAGCGCTGCTGCGTGAGAAGCGGCGCGGGAACGTGTCCGCCGAAACTGTGGACTTTGTGGAGTGGGCGCTTAAAGCAAATCCAAACCTTGCTGAAAACCTTGCGATCTCGGTCCGCGCTCCGGGGGAGAAGTCGCCGGCTGGTCAGTATGATCACGTCCGTCGACTGATGACACTTTTCAAGAACCGCGCCTCCGACACGACTGCCGTTCACGAGATGCTGCACCACACTGAGCGCATGATGCCGCCCGATGTGCAGGCGGAGATCCGCAAGACGTGGCTGCGCGAATTCAACAAGGCCGCCGAGAAGGGCAAGCCCAACGCGCCTATCGACACATTCTTTCAGGCTCTGCGCGCACTGCATGGTCGCACGAAATTTACGGTCGGCAACGAAACCTTTGCACCGGACAAAGGGCTGGACATCGCGATTAACTTGATCAATCAGGGTTTTGTCCCTTATTCCTACTACCAATACGTGAACCCCAGCGAGTTCTGGGCGGTCAACGCGACCGATATCATGCGCAAGCGATTCGACGTAAAAGACTCGACGCTTGCCCGGATCCGTAACTGGCTGTCGGAATTGGCGGAAAAGGCCAAGGGCCTGTTCAATCTCAGCGCCACGTCGCCGTTGATCAAGGCGCTCGATAGTCTCGCCAAGGCAGACGGTAAGTTCAACTCCCTGACCATGCTTCAGGAAGAGGGGGCGCGATATCTTGCACCGCGACGGCCCCCGTCCGGCCCACCCCCGTCAGGCCCGCAGCCCTCGCTGTTCCCATCGCCGCAGCCACCCAGCCTCGTGCTGCCAAAAGAAACGCGCGGCCAACGCTACTCTCGCAAGCTAGTTGACCGCTTCGAGCGCCTGCGCGTTGTGCAGAGCCTTGGCCAGTTGGCCGCTGGCATCGAGGGTTTCTACGAGGCTGCCCGCAAGTTCGATAGCCGTGCCGGTGAACTGATGGCGAAGTTCAACCGGGACTACTTCCAGCCCATTGAAAAGATCATGAAGGAGGCTGGGCTCAATCTGGAGACGGTCGACGCCTTCCTCTATGCCCGCGCCGCGCCGGCTCGCAACGCGCGCCTGAAGGCTAAGGCAGAGAACGAGATCCGCACCAAGATGGAGAACAAAATCCGCACAGAGATGGAGGCTGATGGCGCTGCCGAAGCCGACATCCAAGCGGCCATCGCTGACGCGGATGCTGACATTCAGGCGGCGATTGCAAAGGCCGCAGCCGATGGCAAGATTCCTGAAGCCGGCTCCGGCATGACCACGCAGGAAGCCACCGACATCATGAACGGCTTCCGGGGTCAGGATTACTTCCCGGCCCTTGAGCGCATCGGCGAGATCTTCAACCGCGCCAACAAGGAGCGGATGCAAAACAACATCCAGCGCGGTCTCGTGTCCCGTGAGGTGGGCGAGCAGCTGCTGCGCGAAGAGCCAGACTACGTCCCGATGAAGGGATCCATCATTGACGAGAACCTGACTGAGCCCGCTGAGGACTTCGAGGACGTGATGGGCTACGGCGGCAGCGGCTTCGGTGTCAGCGTCCGCGAGTGGTACAATACGCGCGGTCGCACCAGTCTGGGTTTCTCCCCGCTTGGCACGTTCATCTCCGACGTGGGCACGTCCATCGTTCGCGGCGAGCGTAACCGTGTCGGCCAGAAGCTGATGACGTTCTTCATCGATAACCCGTCTGAGTCGTGGAAGGTGTTCAGCTATCGGAACCCGCCGCGCAATCGGAACGGCGACATCCAGCGCCCGTCGCCGTTCGACCCGAACTTCATGGTGGTGAAGCGCGGCGGCGACACGTTCTACCTACGCATCGATGACCCCCTGTTGGCGAAGGCCGCGAAGAACCTGAACCCGCAGCAGATGAACTCGCTCCTGCAGATTTCGAGCAACCTGACGCGCATGCTGTCACGCTCGTTCACGACGGCGAACCCGGACTTCTTCGTGCCGAACGTCTTCCGCGATCTGCAGTCCGCGGCGCTGAACCTTGGTGCTGAGGCGCCCGGTCTGCTGAAGGCGTTCAGGGATAAGATTAAGGACGGCAAGGCATTCCGTAGTGTCGCCGCCTTCGAGTATGGCCGTGAGGGCGGAGATCCCGCGCTGCGCGAACTGTACGAGCAGTTCAAACTCGACGGCGGATCGGTGTCGTGGGTGCAGCGCGAGACGCCGCAAGAGGCCGCGGCTCGGATCCAGAAGGATCTGAAGACGGTCAATGACAGCCTGAAGGATTTGAAGGACGCCCGCAGCGCCAAGCAGGCTATCGAAGCTGTGTGGAATCCGACCGGCAAGGGCTTCCGCGCGATGGTTGGCGCCCTCGAAAGCACCAACGCCACCTTCGAAAACAGTGTCCGCTTCGCCGCTTACAGGGCGGCGCTCGAAATCGGCATGACCCGCGAGCAGGCGGCTATGATCTCGCGCGAGGCGACCGTGGACTTCAACCGGCGCGGCGAAGCTGGCGCTCTGCTGAACGCTCTCTACGCCTTCTTCAATGCCGGCATTCAGGGTAGCGTCCGCACCGCGCGGGCGCTGTCGAACAACCCGTTGAAGACCGGCAAGCTGTCCACCACGCAGGCGGCGCTGCTCGGCATGATGACCACGGCTGCCACGCTGGCGGCTGCGAACGCGGCGCTGTCCGACGAAGACGATGACGGCAAGCTCTTTTGGGACAAGATCCCGGACTACGAGAAAGAGCGTAACCTCATCATCATGAACCCGCTGGACGGTAAGACCTATACCAAGATCCCGATGCCCTACGGCTTTGGCTTCTTCCCGTATCTGGCAACCCGGACGATGGATGCCGCCCGTCGCGGTGACGATCTCGGCGCTGTCGGTCTGGACATCGCAACTGCCGGCCTTGGCAACTTCTCCCCGGTGCAGTTCAGCGCCGGCAACATCCCCAGTTCGATTGCCCGCGCGGCAACGCCCACGATGGGCAAGCCGTTCGTTGAACTCATGCTCAATGAGAACTTCATGGGCAAGCCGATCTACAACGAGCCGTTCGACAAGGGGCAGTCCTACGCCTCTGTCGCCCGGTTCAATACGCCTGAGGGTTACAAGGAACTGTCTCAGTTCCTGAACGACATCAGCGGCGGAGAGGGCAAGCTGAAGGGCAACCTGAATGCCCCCGCTGAGAGCTTCGAGTATCTCACAGAGTTTGCCTTCGGTGGCGTGACCAATCTGGCCAAGTCACTCTATCGGACGGGTGAAGAGGGTGATGCCGTGGCCGCTCCTGTGGTCCGCCGCCTTGTTGGCCAGCCGGGTAAGGGGCGCAACGTGGGTGAGTATTACGAACGCGAAGAGCGGGCGCGCGTCGTGAACCAGCAGATGAAGGATCTGACGGGTCTTGAAAGGCGTGCGCTGATCGAGAAGTTCCCGGCGGAAACCAATCCTCGTGTCCAGTCGGCCTTGACCGCTACCCGCTCTGCGGTTCGTAAACTGAACGAAGAGCGCAAGCGCATTCGGAATCTGGACATCGATGAGGGCGTGAAGGCTGAGCGCCTTGAGGCTCTTCGGGAGCGCACCGATGCGGAGTTCGTGCGCTTCAACCGGATCTACAATCAGGTGGAGCAGGCGACCCGTTAAGGCCGCCTGCTTTCACGGTAACCTAAAATGGAATCGAATCCTCCTCGACCGGGCGCTGCGGCGCTGGCTGCCGCTGAGCGGGTGCCGCTGACCGCTGCTGGGCGGGCTGAGCGCCGTCCTGCTTGGGCTCATACATCGAGACGATGATGCTCTCGCGGCCATCGTTGCCGCCGACACCAGCAGGATTGAACGTGCGGTCGAGCAGGATGTAGGGGCCGTTCTGCCCATCCATCACGACGCCGACGTTCTTGAAGCGGCCCTTGGTCTGGCCTTGGCCGTCAGTGTATTCGCCAACCTTGACGACCAGATCGTATTTCTTACCCATTCACTCTCTCCTCAGTTAAACAGTTTGCGCAGCTTCAAGGCGCCGCGCGGTGCCATCAGTTCGGCTTCGTCGAGATAGCCGTTGTGCAGATCTCGCCACTCGCCACGCTCTTCCGGTGTCAGCTTCGCGACGATGTCGTATGCGGCCTCGCACCATTCATCCCAATCGACCATGTCGCCTTCTTCCTGCGGCTCCAGAATGTCGATGTGGATTTCCGCCTTCTGGCGCGGCGCTGCCGTTGTCTTGGCAGCCAGCTTCTCTTCGAGGCTCTGCACCTGCACTTCTGCGACCGGGGTCTCGTCGAAGTCCGTGATGTCGACCTCGCTGCCGGCATACTCATCGCCTTCGACGACACCTTCCGCCTGATTGTCCACGGCCACAGCGCGCTGCGCTTCGGTCGAGAGCGGCATGTACTTGCTGGCCCGGCGTACAACGGTCTTGCGCCACATCTCGGCTTCGTCCGTCTTCCACGGGCCGACGACGTTGCCATCCTTGGTCTTGGCCGATGAGCGGTCACGGATGGCAAGGATCTGTTCTTTGCTCATCACCTCGAACTGGGTCTCGCCGTTCTTCAGCTTCCACACGCAGTAGGCACCGACCATCGCGCCGCGATTAGACAGGCCGTGCTTGTGGACGATGCTGGAGTCCAGACCTTCTACAACCTCGAACAGATCGTTCTCGTGAACCAGCCGGCTCTCGATCTTCAGCACCTCACCCGACTGCATGGCCAGCTTCATCAGGCCCTTATAGCGGGGCCGGAATTGCGCCACGTTCTTCTTCAGGCGGCCATCCCACACCTTCAGGATGTCTGCCTCACCCATGTTCTTGTTGAGGCTCAGGCCCAGTTCTGCGGCGCTCAGGCATGCCTTCAGCAGCGAGCCACGGTCGCAGTCCAACAGGTCCATGTTATCCGCCACAGCGGCGACGACGATGCCTTGGAACTTATCGACGGTCATGGCCTGCGGGAGCAGGCTACGCAGGTGGCTTTCGCGCATGGCGAGCTCCTGCTTGAACCGGTCCATCGGTTTGGCCGGGAGGTTACTTGTTTGCATTGTTCTGCTCCTCTTCCATGTCTTCGATCATGAGTTCAATCGCGCGCTCAACGGTGGCGCGCAGGGTGGGCTTGAGCGGGTGGCGTGCAGCCACTGAGCGCAGCTTGCCCAGCAGTTCGCGGTTTACCCGCATCATCACGTCTTCTTTCTTCATCACAGTGTACCTTATCATTTTGAAACCGTTAGCTTCTTGTAGCCAGAACGGGCGCCGTAGAACGTGCCGATCATCTGCTCCGTGATCTCGGTGCCAACCGACGCCTTCACGGTGCTGATCGACAGCTTGCGGTCGCCGCACTTCACGACGGCCTTGTCCTGCGATGTGTTATGTTTCTTCATCTCCTCGATGCTGAGGGTCAGAAGCTCGGTCTTTGCCTCTTCCTTCTTGGCCTTGGCCTCCTTCTCAATGGCAGCGTTATCCAGATACTTCTGGAACAGGTGGGCGTGCTCATCACCCAGCGTGATGTCGGACATGGGCACGAAGTCCAGCAGCCGCACGACCGCTTCTCCGTCCTTATTGAAGTCCACCGGGGGTTCTTGGCCTGCTCGGACGCTGTCCCAGAACGCAGCGACATGAGATTTAATTTTCGAAATTATTTCCTCGCTGCGAGGAACCTTCATGCGGCGTGGCTCGTTCCGTATCAGCGCAATCAGCCAGCCATACTCAGCGCCAGTGCAGGCCATCTGGTGCAGAACCTGAAGGACGTAGTTGTCGGGAGCGGAGGTGATCGTGTCACCGTCGTACTCCCAGCCGTCACCGTGGGCCGACCACTTGATCTCGACCGGGTGACCACCGTCCGTCTGGAAGTCCAGTGACGCGCCCATCCCGGGGCAGTCATCAGCCGTGAAGTAATCGACGACCTTGTCGATCTTCATGTCCCAGCGGTGAGCCGCCCAGTTAGCGATGCCGCTTTCGAGGAAGGTGCCAGCCTGAATGGACTTGTTGCCCGAGAGATCCTCGGGTGGCAGCTTGCCAGACTTCTCCATCCACACTTGCCAGAGCGTCGTGAACGGGGACATGTCGAAGAGGGCGGCGACTTCGCTACCCCCGATGTGTTGTGATCTTATCTCGTGCCAGTGCGTCTGGTCACGGACGGATACTGCTACCATGTATGCCTCCGGTATTGTTGTTGTGGGCTTACAGGCATACCGCTGTCTACGGTTTTATGTCAAGCCCCTTGTAAACATCGTCGAGAGAGCGGGCTAAGATATAGATTCCGCCGCGCCTTTCCCATGCGACCTGCCACGCAGCTTGAACCTGACGCTGCTTACCGCGCTGTGCTTTTACCTCGATGGCGAACGCGCGACCGGGGGTAATGACACCCAGCAAGTCCGGGGTTCCCTCTGGCGCCGACTGAATCACGCGAGCCCCGCCATCCAGAGGGCGGAACTTGCCCACGTTAATGCGGAACATCATGATGTCCGTGCGACGCCCTAGAGCGAGGCGGATCTCGGCTTGGAGGATTGCTTCTTTCATGCCCGCGACTCCACCTTGTAATCTTTCACCACGATGCCGTCCGTGCCGTTGATCATCGCGGCTCTGACCCACGACTTGCGGCCCGACTTGTATGTCCGCCAATGGCCACGACGCAGGTGAGCGACGGGTGATGCGTGTGTGCCGCCCTTGCTGACCTCCGACACCCGGCGCTTCCCGGTGATCGTGATGACCTTGTAGGTGTAAAGCGGCTTCTTCCCACGAATCCGGCGCTGCCTTGCAAGCTCGGCGTCGGGACGGTGGTCGGTGAACTCGGTGTCGTATTCCGCCAGAGCCTTGCAGAAGTCCATGTAAACGGACAGTTCTTGGTTCAGGTTCCGCAACTCGGCGGCGATGTAGAGATCCAAAGACATCCAGCTGCCAATCGCTCCATCCCACACCTCCCCCGCTGCAAGAATGT